ATAATTCGGGCTTGCTGCATGGTCTAGCCGCCTAGTAGGAGCAGGAAAGCGACCATGCACAGCCATATAAGGGGGGCGGCGGCCATGCCGGTTATGAAGCTGCGAGTTATTGGCGAAAGGCTTTTCAAAGGGTTTTTCATCGTTTGACTCCAGTTGTGAATTCTTCGCAAAGGTTGACAACACGACTCATGCTAGGACTGGTCAATATGTAGACTGTCTCGTTTGCGTCCGTATCGCGCAAAATGGCGCGGTATTTGTTATCTGGCGTGTTGATAACGTAGGCTTCAAGGCCACCGTCCTTTGACGCGGTTTGATATAACTTATTCATCGTTTGATTCCTTTGTTGTGTTGATTAAGCGCGACCGTCACGAATCCCTGCCATGTAAGCGGCGATAAGGTCGGATAACTCACGGGCCGGGACGTGGCCTGAGTGGAGCGGATTGGATACACCACCGCCCTTGCTCATTTGTTCCAGGGAATAGCCACCATAAGCCTGAGACAGCGTGTAGGTGCCAACATTAGCTATAATCCTACCGTCTTCGGTGCGAGCGATTGTCCCGTCTTCATTGTGGACATAAGGCTCATTTGGCTGACTGAACAAGCCGTTAAGGTTCTTAATCTGAGCGCAAAGAAACTTTTTTGTGATACGTTGGGCCATCGTTTGATCCTTTGTTGTGTTCTGTTTACTGTTACAAGTTAGACTAGCCGGTTGAGTGATGCAAGTGTTTATTTTACCTTAACAATCGGGACAGATTACGTTGTCCGAAAAGGCTGTTTCGGACAGTCCATTTGTCCCGATTTTTCCCTACTTATTAAGAATGATTCTCACTGGTTGTCCGAGTCTGTCCGGCTGACTGTCCGATTTGGTGGCGGTTTTGCGCCGTTTAAACGCTTCTTTGTCCGAGTCTGTCCGGTTGTCTGTACGGCTGATTCAAATTGACTCAAATCGGGACACTCGCGCCCCCCCCCTAGGGGGGGCGAGGGCGTCCCGATTGTCCGGCTAGGCAGCAGCTTGAGCAATTGGTTGAGGGATTACTTCAAATTGCTGACAGAAACGGTCCATTGCAAGCTCGGCTTGCTCTGGGGTCAAGTAGGTAGTGTATGAACCGCCCCGGCTGTCGATCTCGGTGCGCTCTATGTTTGTAACGAACCAAGTTCCAGCTTGACCGCCTCTCTCTAGCTCCACTTTCGTTGCGGCCCTCCACCATGCCTTGTTGCTGTATGCGTTAGAAACAGAATCGCCAGAGACAAAAACAAACCGCGCACCCTTTCGATCTCGCTTGAGAATCTTCAGAGTGTCTAGATTCTTCTCTGCATCTATGGCGGCTCGGACAACGTCATTGCAGTCTGCCGTATGCGCTTCCGCCTTGCCGTTCACGTTCTCCAGCGCTGACTTTAATTTAACCCAGTCGCACACTTTGCGTACGGGGAGGTGGCCAATTGCCTTTACTTTGATCTTCATGGTTTTAATCCTTTTTTTGCGTGGTTTAGTGGTAGCACCTTGAAACCCCGCGCAGCTTCTCAGGGCTGCAACGGGGCTGTTGTGGGGGTTGTGTGGGGTTAATAGTCGCGGGGACACGCCCGAACCCGAAACGCTACGATTTTGCGCCAAGTGTTGTTCTTTTTAGAACTTAAAGAACCATTGATGCGCCTCCGGCCTGTGTCCATAGAGTCAAACTCAGAGCGAATGGTATTAAACGAAACCTTCTGAGAGATTATCGCACGGTCTTCCTGGGTGTACTGTAGCTTGATCATATTCATTTCCCTTTCGGTGAGCCGGTTTGGCACCGCTTGTGGCCCGCACTCCATAAGGAGATACGGGCCTATTGGGGGAATGGTGGGCGGGTTAAATCTCTGTTTCTGCTATATTGAGAACCACTTCAATGCCGGTCCATTCTGTGAACCATTCGCGGGCCTCTTCACTCCGAATTAAGTTGTCTACACAGTTCGCCATGTTGTCTCGGTCTATATCGTGGAAGGTACATGCGCTCTCCATCGCGGCTAGGATGCGAGACTTGATGCCTGTTATTAGTGGCTTGCCGTCTTCGTAAAAGGATATTGTCTGTGTCATCGTTTTGATTCCTTCGTTTGCGTGGTTGTTACGATGCACACCATAGCCAAGCTGTTTGCGTAGTGTCAACCCTGTTTATACGTGGTCGATTGCTTTTCTTTAGATAACACGTATTATGTGGCTTATGAGCAACACAAGCGAAAAATCAGGAAACGGCCATCCGTTTCCACCGCCCCCGCCACGGCCCGCCGTATTCGACTCCAAACCAGTTCAGCTGGAGCAAACACGGCAGCGCATGGGGTCGGCTAAAACCTTGCGTAAGGCCCTAATGAGCGCCGCTGACGAGGTAGGCGGCGAGGAAGGGTTGAAAGGTTACTTAAAGTTCCTGGCCAGCTCTGACAGTGCCAGCGACCGCGCGGCGTTCGTATCACTCCTGGGCAAGCTGTTGCCCCGGGCAGTCGCGGTTCAGGCGGAAGTGTCGCACGGGGTCCAGGTCGTCTTGCCTTGGCTCGAACGGTCTAGGGCCGTTGACGCAATCGGCGTAGATGCCACACCGCCGGGCGGGGTAGTAATTGATCAACCCGTTGAAAGTATTGATGAAAAGTGATGACGTTTGAACATCCCGGCAAATATGCAACAGGAGTGTGACAAATATGCAACTAGGCTGGCGGTGGTGACTCGAAACGACCGACCCCCACCCCCCTCCGACCGGGGGTACCCCCCCTATATATTTATATATGCCCCCCACACCCACGATGAGAAAAAAGGGAATGTTCACTTAATATGGACATAAATGAATACAGGCCCAGAGAAGTCTTTGCCCCGCTGCACGCTAGAAAGCAGCGTTGGGCAGTCATGGTCGCGCACCGACGGGCGGGAAAGACGGTAGCGATGTGCGTGGATATTATGGTTAGCGCCCTGCGCTGCTCGCATCCCAAGCCGCAGTTCGCCTACCTAGCCCCGTTTCGCGACCAAGCCAAGAAGGTTGCGTGGACATACTTAAAGGACTTGTCAAAGCCTGTCTGGGCAAAGAAGCCTAACGAGTCAGAGTTGATTATTACAATCAAGAACGAAGCGGGAGGTGAGAGCCGTATTTTTGTTGGCGGGGCTGACCACCCGGACAGTTATCGAGGGATGTACTTTGACGGTGTAGTTCTCGATGAGGTTGGGCAGATAAGGCCGAGCGCATGGTACTCTGTTTTGCGTCCGAGCCTGTCAGACAGGCTTGGCTGGGCTATATTTGCTGGAACACCATCTGGCAAAAATTTTTTTTGGCAAATTAGGGAAGAAGCAAGGCTAAACCCTGAGACGTATTTGCTGATGGAGTTACCGGCAAGCAAGACGAACATTTTGCATCCTGACGAGCTACGCGATGCAAGGGCGCAGATGACGGAAGAGGCGTACTTAACGGAGTACGAGATTAGCTTTGACGCTGCTATTCCTGGCTCATATTACGCAAAGCAAATAACTGAAAGCTACAGCAATGGCCGCGTAGGTAAGTTTTACGCTGATAAGGAGTTTGAAGTTGATGTGGTTGCTGACCTTGGCTACACCGATTCTTGTAGTTGGTGGGCTTGGCAGACCACGCCTGATGGCTACAAGATCGTTGACTTTTACGAGGCAGACGGCCAGCCTATAAGCCATTACATTGATTGGGTCAAGAACAGGCCCTATAAAGTTGGTACGGTTTACTTACCTCACGATGCCAGGGCAAAGAGTTTGCAAACTGGTAAGAGTATTATAGAGCAATTCTTATCTTCTGGTATTACGCCCAAGATTGTACCGAGCATGGGATTGCAGGATGGAATTGAGGCGGCGCGTATGGTGTTGCCTAAGTGTTATTTTAACGAAGATGCGACGTATGATGGGCTTGAGCATTTACGCTCTTATATGCGGGAGTGGGACGAGCGCACGCAGATGTTTAGGAACAAGCCGCGCCATGACCAGCACAGCCATGCGTCTGACGCTTTCAGGTATCTTGCTCTTTCTGCCAAGCCTACTGGTGGAAGCAAAACACCTAGCGCAGAAGGGCAAAAACAGTTAAAAAGCAACGCAATGTATGAGTTTACGCTTGACGGGATTTGGGACTGTCAGCCTTCACAATCAACAAGAGTCGGATAATGGAACAGACAAGCACAATTAAAAGTATGAGTGACTTTTCTGACACGCCACAGGGAATGGCGCAGCGTTGGTCAAGTGAGATAGAGGCATCTAAGAAGGAGCTTGAGCGGTTTCAGGAGGACGGAGACAAGATAACGCGAAGGTACTTAGACAAGCGCGACGAATGGGGAAAAGAAGAAACCAGGATTAACCTGTTCTGGTCGAGTATGAAGGTTTTGTTGTCCTTGCTTTATGCAAGGCCACCAAAAGCTAGTGTTGCGCGGTCTTTTCTTGATTCGGCTGACGATCAGGCGAGAGTTGCTGGTGTTATAATACAGCGTATTCTTAACCGTAGTTTTGATGACAACGTATCTAACTGGGATTCAGCTATACGCCAGTGCATTGAGGACTGGCTGGTGGTTGGCATGGGCCAAGCGTGGCTAAGATACGCTGTAGAAACGGAGCAAGAGGTAATACCGGCTGAAATCGACCCTATGACGGGCGAAGAAATAATGCCGGAGCAGATCACCGAGCGCATAATTGATGAAACAGCGCCGATTGATTACATTTACTGGAAAGATTTTTTCTATTCTCCTGCGCGTGTTTGGGAAGAAGTGCGGTGGGTAGCGCGTCGGGTCTATATGACGCGGGATCAGCTTATAAAGCGGTTTGGTGAGGAAATAGGGAAGGTTGTCCCGCTGTTTTCGTCTACATCTAAGGACGTAAACGCTCAAACGCCTAAACATGACCCTTGGGCGCGTGCAGAAATTTTTGAAGTTTGGTGCAAAGAGGACAAAAAGGTTTATTGGTACGCAAAAGGGTGTGAAGTCATACTTGATGTTAAGGATGACCCCTTAGAGCTTGATGAATTTTTTCCTTGCCCACCCCCTTTAGCTGCGAACCTTACAAGCAGCAACTTCATGCCGCGTGCTGACTACATTTTTGCACAAGATCAGTTTCAAGAGCTTGATGAGATAAATACGCGCATAACTTGGTTGACGAAAGCGGCTAAAGTCATTGGTCTTTACGACAAGAACAACGATGGCATTCAGCGCATGTTTAACCAAGCTGCTGAAAACCAGCTTATTCCAGTTGATAACTGGGCTATGTTTGCTGAAAGCGGTGGGATTAAGGGTAAGGTTGACTGGGTTCCTATTGATCAGGTTGTCAACGCTATCTCTGCATTGCGTATCTACCGGCAAGACCAAACAGCTCAGATTTACGAAGTTTTAGGTATTTCTGACATTATGCGCGGTACTAGCAAAGCCTCAGAAACGGCTACAGCCCAGCAAATCAAGGCGCAGTTTGGCTCAACGAGAGTAGAGCTAAACCAGTTCTACATTGCCGAGTGGATTACTAACCTTTTGCGTATAAAAGCGGAGATTATTAGTAAGCATTGGCAACCAGAGACGATTGCCATGCGTTCTAATATTATGCGTACACCTGACGCTGATTTTGCTGGCCCTGCTATACAGCTTATTAAAGACGAGCGTTTGGCTGAGTACAGAATTAGCGTAGAGGCTGATTCATTATCGGCAATGGATTGGGCGCAAGAGCGTGACAGCGCGGTACAGTTTATGTCGGCCATGGGTGCGTTTGTGTCGCAGATTGGTCCTATGATTCAAACTGTTCCTGGCTCGTCTCCTTACTTCTTGAGATTATTGCAGTGGTCTGTTTCCAAGTTTAAGGTTTCTTCAGAGATAGAGAGTGTGCTGGATCAGGCTGTTGCACAGTTACAAGCTAATCCGCCGCAGCCTCCTCAACCGTCTGCACAAGATCAGGCAGAGACAGCGGCAGAAGTGGCAAGAGCCAAGGAAAGAGAAGCCAGCGCGATAGAAACCCAGGTAGACACTCAGACCAAGATATTCCAGCTAAACCAGATGGCAAATAACGCTGCACAGCCAAAACGTCCTTTGCCACCTATTATCGGATAATCAACTACATGGAAAAAGACAGTGCAAACGCCTAAACCGCAGCTATACGCTGAAATATTACGCCAAAAGGGTGACGATGACGAAGCGATGCTTTCAGATCGCCTTCTAGCGGCGGCTGATGTTGCAAATGAGGCCGAGGGCCGGGGCTTTTTCAAACCTAACGACTTTCGCTGGGCGGAGACACTACAGGGGGCCGACAGTCCTACTGGAAGACCTAAAATATATATAAATGATGCAAAGTTTGGGGCGGAAGGCTCAGAAAATTACCGCGATAAAATGGTTCTTCTGGAGAGTCTCCATTTACTTAAAGACGTTGACCCTCCTCGCTATAAGAAGATTCATAATGCCGCTATGTCTGATTCTGGTTATGTGGACTGGGCAAAGAAAAGTTATCAGCACGCTCAAGATGAATACCTCCATGAGAACGCTAGAAGAAAAAAGCCGACAAAGGCGGAGCGCAAAGGTACGCCACCAGACCCAGTTTATCAGGAAACCCGCTCATTCGATGATTGGCATAAGCAGTCAAGGCTTGACCAAGTTATAGGCGGGTTTCTTATGGCTGGGGATAAGGACATTCCAACGGCAAAAAACTGGTCCCGAAATTTACCTTTTGGCACGGGGCTTACCAAAGAGCTTATAGAGCTAGAAAAAGACCTTGGTGGGCAGCTTAAATAATGGACACATTATTTGACATCGGATAATCAACTACAGGGAGAAAGACAATGCCAATGGCTAAAATGCAAATATACGCTGAAATTCTGCGCCAACTGGGAGAAATCCCTAACGACTATGACGACGATATGATGGCAGAAGAAGAAGCCATGGCAGAAGGCGAAGAGGTAGAAGAAGAAGCCTACGACAATGCCAAGCAAGTCTAAAAAACAAGCCAAGTTTATGGCTGCTGCGGCAAACAACTCTAAATTTGCTAAAAAGGCTGGTATTCCTAAGTCGGTGGCCGAAGAATACGCCGCCGCCGACAACAGGGAATCAAAACAGTCAATGCAAGCAAAAGCATTAAGGCAAACAGCATGAAAAGAACCTACCGCTACGATAGTAAGCTAGACGAACTCATTGAAATAACGAGGCAAAAACAAGGTCCAGCCGACAAGAAGATATTTGTTTCTGACGCTCATTATGATGGGTTAGTTGCGACTGATGGAACAGACATAGGCACAAGAAAAAAGCACCGCGAATACATGAAGCAAAATAACCTTACCACGATGGATGACTTTACTAATAGTTGGTCGGAAGCAAAGGAAAGCCGTGAAAATTATATGCAAAACGGCGGAACTTTTCGGAGAGAAGATATTGCTAGAGCTATCCACAAAATAGAAAGCAACTAAAATGGATGAAGAACCTACCACAACAGAAGAAACTAGCTCTTTAAGAGATGCCATTGAATCGGCTGTCGGACAGGAAGAAGTTGTTGACCAGCCAGTACAAGAGGAAGTTCAGCAAGAGGTTTCTGACACTTCTGACACTTTTGAGAGTGAAGCCATTGAAATCGAGCCTCAAGAACAGCCTGAACTTGAGTTAAGCGATGAACCAGCGCCAAAAGAAGCTATCCGCCCTGGGCCTAAGTCTGGGCCAAAGAAACAAGAGAAAGCGCCTGTTTCATGGCGACCTGACGTAAGAGAGCATTGGGCCAAGCTACCAGATAGCGTTAAGAGTGAAGTACAGCGCAGAGAACGCGAAGTACAGCAAACACTGAAAGAGTCGTCGTCCGCTCGTAAATACGCGGAAGCCGTAAATAAGGTTATTGAGCCTTATCAGGTGTTTATTAAGGCTGAGAACAGTAGTCCGTTACAGGCTATTGATAATGTCATGGCTACTGCTGCGAAGCTGCGTACAGGCACAGCGCCAGAAATTGCACAGCTTGTTTCTGGTATTGTGAAGCAATTTGGTGTTGGCCGGTTTGGACAAGACTTTATTTCTCAATTAGACGGGGCGTTGGTCGGAGAAATCCCGCAGAATCACGATCAGAACACTCAGTTGCAGCAAGCCATCCAGCAACAGCTTCAGCCCGTTCAAAACTTTATGAATGAGTTTCAACAAGCCAAGCAGAACCAAACTCAACAGGTTCGCATGGAGGCTCAAAGCGAAGTTCAGAACTTTATTGAAAATGCTGAGTTTTCAGAAGATGTGCGCGAAGAAATGGCTGATTTAATGGAGGTAGCTGACAGGCGTGGGAGAGAACTTTCATTACAAGACGCTTACCGACAAGCCTGTCTTGCTAACCCAAGGGTGCGCGATGTTCTTCAAAAAAGGCAGAAATCTAAGGGCGCACAGCAAAGCACAAGCGTGGCGCAAAGAGCTAGAGCCGCTGCGGTAAGTGTTTCTGGTGGTCCAGCCCTGGCATCTCCAAACAGCCCTGCTGCTGTTGATATTAGATCAGCGATTGAGTCTGCTATTGCAAGCAACTCACGCTGATGGTAATGTTGCAAAAGTGCAACGCTTTAACGTAAGCCACTCTTTTAGAAACTTACGCCTTTAGGCAAGCACTTTTGTAATTGAGGTATGCAGCGACAAGCGTAAAGAAGGCTATGCCTCATCTTTACGGTTACAGGCGCTAATGCCACCCTTGTACGGCCATTCAAGGGACATGACGAGCCACCAGTTCGGCTGCATGAACAGGTGAAAACATCGCTCTGCAAAACGCGGAGCCTAACGTCATGGAGAAAACAAATGGCTTTTGCCAACTCGTCCGTAACGGACATCATTGCGACGACTATTCAGTCTCGCACAAAACAGATTGCTGACAACGTAACCAAGAATAACGCTTTGCTTGCTCGTCTTAACGAGCGTGGAAACGTCAAGCCTTTTGGCGGTGGTAACGTCATTATGCAAGAACTTTCGTTTGCTGAAAACGGCAACGCTGGCTTCTACAGTGGCTATGATCTGCTGCCAGTAGCTACCGCTGACGTAATCAGTGCTTCTGAGTTCAACATTAAACAGCTTGCTTGCCCAGTCGTTATGTCTGGCCTCGAAATGCTACAGAACGCGGGTCAGGAACAGTTCATTGACTTACTTGAAGCGCGTTTAAACGTCGCGGAAAGCACGATGGCGAACAAACTTGCCGAATCTGTTTATTCAGACGGCACCGGCTCCAGCGGTAAAGAAGTAACGGGCCTAAACGCTGCGGTGCCTTCTGACCCGACAACTGGAACGTATGGCGGCATTGACCGTGCTACTTACACGTTCTGGCGCTCTGGTCTGTATGACTTCAGCACCGAAGGTGTGACTGCTTCTGCCACAACCATCCAGGCGGCTCTTAATAGCCTCTGGGGAAGCCTTGTAAGGGGTGCAGATCGCCCTGACTTGGTGGTTTTGGATAACACCTACTGGACGTACTACATGGGTTCTCTACAGGCCCAGCAACGCTTTACAGACGCAACCACAGGCAACCTTGGCTTCCCAACTCTGAAGTTCATGGACTCTGACGTTGTGCTTGACGGTGGTATTGGCGGTTACTGTCCGTCTGCTACTGGCTTCATGCTGAATACGAAGTATCTTTTCCTTCGTCCTCACCGTGATCGCAACATGGTGGCGTTGTCTCCGAAAGCACGTTACGCGATCAACCAAGACGCTGAAGTGCAGATTCTTGGCTGGGCTGGTAACTTGACTTGTTCGGGCGCTCAGTTCCAAGGCCGCGTCCAAGCCTAATTGACCTTGTGGTAGGGTCTGCCTTGCCTCCGAGCGGTAGGGTGGACCCTCCCGCTTGGAGGTCTTTTTTAGAAGGAGGTAATCAGAGATGGCCGTAACTTATGGCGCAGCAGTATCGGCAACTTACCCGGCTGTTGTTGACACAAACGCAAGTCAAGACACTGGCGCATCAGTAGAAGGCATCGGTCAAAGCGGTGCAGATGGAGCCAGCATTAGCGGTTCTCGTATCGGCGGCGCTCCCGGTACAGATTTTAAAATTGAATACGGAGATGGCGTCGGAGTTTAGTTATCTACAGCACCCCCGGCAAAAAGCCGGGGGTGTTTCTCTTAAAAAGGAATTAAAAAATGAATACCCCTACCGCAGAAAATACAGATTGGTCGTCAGTAGCAGCCGCGCCTGGATTAGACGAAGCCAGATTTGCTAACGACGATAAATTGTTTGTTGAGTTCTTTAGAAAACCCGCTTTACAGGTTGGAGAAAGCCGCGAAAAAGGCAGGGCTATTTACAAAGAAATCGACTACATACGCATTATGGTCCCAGGCGACAAATTAAGTGTTGTTGTCAGACCTGTTGATTCGATTGATGAGCGTAGGTTTAAAGATCGTTATGAGAGGTGGAAAGCTGGCGCTGGTAACGTAGTAGAGGGAACGCCTTTAACGTCTTTGCCCTGTATGACACCAGCTAAAGTAGAAGAATATAAATACTTTAACATTCATACGGTTGAGCAGCTTTCCGAAGCCGCTGATAGCGTCGGACAAAACTTCATGGGCTTTTCGTCTGACAAAAGAGCAGCAGTAGCTTTTATTGAATTAGCAAAGGGTAATGCTCCGCTTGAAAAGATGAACGCAGAGTTAAAAGAACGCGATGCTAAAATTGAAGAAATGCAAGCGCAAATAACAGAACTAATGAAAATTTCTTCCCCGCGTAAAAGCAAGAAGAAAGTTATCGAAGAACAAGTAGAAGATTAAGGGGTTCTAATGGCTTATCAGATTATTGATGATAATAGTCTAAGTGCTATCGTAAAAAATATAGCGCAAATGGTAAGTTACCCCGAGCCGGTTGACCCTGCGGGGGATACAGACACATCTGTTGTTCAGATGGTGCAAGCAGTCAATCAATCTGGCTATGACTTGCTTTCTTTGTATCCCTGGCAGGAGTTGACCAAAAGCTATGACATGAGCATAGAGGCCGACACTTCTGGTCAAACCGAAAAAGCGTTTACTTTACCTACCGACTTTTACCAATGGGTAGATCAAACTCAATGGAACTCTACAAGCCAGTGGCCCGCTATTGGTCCTGTTTCTCCGCAAAAGTGGAAACAACTGATTGTCAGAACAGTTTTGCCAACGCTTTCTTTCTACTGGCAAGTTAGAGACAACGAACTCTACATCCTTGCTCCACCAACAGACGCGCAAACACTAACCTTCTTTTATCAATCTATGGCGTGGGTAAGAGACGCTGATAACGCGGATTTATATAAAAACCGCGCCACGAAGAATGGCGATACCATTCTTATAGACAGCAATCTTGTTACGCTTTTAGGCCGGGTAAAGTGGTTAGAGATGAAAGGCTTGGATTCAAGCGCGGCTATGCGTGACTTCCAGCTTCAGTTTGAAAACAGAAAAGGCGGGAAGATAGGCGCTCCGGTTCTAACAATGTCCCGTAGTTTTGGTTTCCCTTATATTCAGCCGTTGTCAAACACACCTGATACTGGCTTTGGAAGCTAGATATGCCGCTTGTTCCAATCAAGCAATTTAAAACACCTCGGTTAGCAGCCGCAGCGCAAGTGTCTGGTCTTGGCATTGCTCCTGCGCCTGTTGGCGGGTTGAATTTCCGCGACCCAATTAACGAAATGCCGCCAACAGACGCTATGCTGCTGGATAATTTTATACCAAGGCGGACGGGCGTTTCTTTAAGAAAAGGCTGGCAATATCACACTAGTGCCATAGCTAATGACATAGAATCGCTTTTTTCTTATAACGCTGCCGCACCAGCAAACAACAAGTTATTTGCTGCGTCTAACGGCGATATATATGACGTTACTACCGGAACACCTAGCGTAAGCCAAGCAAGCACCGGCTCAACAGAAGATATTTGGATAACAACTCAATTCTCTAATTCTGCTGGCACTTACTTGTTAGCGGTGTCTCCTGGCGCTGGATACTGGACTTTTGACGGTACAAGCTGGACACAGCAAAGCGTGTCTGGTTTACCAACAGACCTGACAAGCGTTGCTGTTTGGAAGAATAGAGTTTGGTTTACGGCAGATAATGATAGCAGCGTTTATTATTTAGGCCATGTTGACGCGATTACTGGAAGCGCAACAGAATTTGTTATGGGTCCACTTCTAAGAAACGGTGGCTATGTTAGGGCTATTGTTAACTGGACGCTTGACGCTGGTGTTGGTGTAGATGACTACCTTGTTGTTATAGGCTCTGAAGGTGATGTTGGTGTTTGGCAAGGAACAGACCCAACAAGTGCGGCAACTTTTGGATTAAAGGGCGTTTGGTATGTAGGCCCGGTTCCAAAATACGGGCGGTTCTTTACGTCTTACGGTGGTGACGTAATGGTTTTGTCTGCGCTTGGTATTGTTCCAATGTCGCGGCTTGTAAACGGTCAATTTGTCGAAGGCGCACTTGGCGTAGCAGATAAGATAGAAAACGAATTAACTCAATTAGTTGCTGATCTTAAAGATGAAAAGTCTTGGGATATTCTTCTTGTTCCAGACACAAACATTCTTTTAATTAAGCCGCCACCTAAAAACAACATTTACACGCAGTATGCAATGAGCGTCAGCACTGGCGCTTGGTGTACGTTTAGCAATATGCCTATGGCTTGCACTGCTGTTCTTGGTGGTCAATTTTACTTTGGAACAGATAGCAAAACTGTTGCAAGGGGTTTTTACGGAGAAAACGATTCGGTATCAACCGCTGGAACGGGCGGTTCTGCTGTGCAGGGTGACATTCAGGCAGCTTTTAGTCCGTTTGGAAACCCAGGCCAGTTAAAGAAATTCAACATGGTCAGGCCGATATTCATATCAAGTCAAACACCATCGTACAAAGCGCAGATTAACACGCAATATACGTTTGATGGCGTTTATGGCTCACCGCCTTTTGTTGAAGGAACGGTTGCAGAGTGGGATGTTAGTAAATGGGACTTAGCAGTTTGGTCGCAAGCCGCTAACACGTATCAAAGCTGGTCTGGTGTAACAGGGCTTGGATACTACGGTGCGTTAAGAATGAGAGTTAAGGGTGTTGGTGGAAGCACCACTTTCAGTAGTTATCATGTGTTAAGTGAAATCGGTGGAGTAATGTAATGGCTAATGGCAATGCCTTAATCGCCGCTCTAAGAAGCGCAACACCGCAAGGAAGAACAACAGCGCCAGGAGCGCCAACTTCGTTTGAAGCGCCCTGGACAAACGTCAGCCGTAGATCGTTGAGTGACGTTTTAAACGCAGAAACGCCATTTATGCCGGTTACTAGCTGGAGAGACACGGCTAACCTTGGGCCATCTTTCTCTGGGTATACAGACCCAAACTATACCCCTCCAGGCGGCGATAGCGGCGGTGGAGGAGGTGGTGGAGGAGTTGGCGGAGGGGGTGGTGAAGGACCGCCAGCACCAACGCCATCCGAACCCGATATTGGAAAATATGAGTCTGTTGCGCCTGGTTTTTGGGATGATTTAAACGCTGAATATGCAGACCAGTATTCTGCTTTCCGTGGAAGCGACCAAGATTGGGTAGATAGCAATCAGTTTAGAAATTATCAGTCAAGAGTGTTAGGCGGTATTGAGAACACATACGACACTGATAAATTACAAAGCGATATTGCGTTCTTCAATACGCAATTAGACGACCCTATTTATGGCGCAAACGCCAGGATGCTAAGAGATGCCCAGGAAGCACAATTAGCCAAGATTTCGGCGTTTGGCAATGACTTTGACCCGATAGACTTTTATTAACGGCTTTTAAGAGATGTGATGATTCTGTTTGGCCCACATGACGTTTTAGGTGGTTGGCTTTGTGAGAAGATTGGTTATGTGCCAACAGTGCATTTTCGCTGTATTGGCAATGTAAACGAAAAAGGTGAGATAAAAGGCGTAGTTGGTTTTGACGGTTGGAACGGTGCTTCATGTCAAATGCACGTTGCAGGAGAAGGCAACTGGGTAAATAGAGAGTTAATACGCTGTGTTTTTGATTACGCTTTTAACACAGCAGAAATGAAGGTTCTTATTGGGGCTGTTCCGTCTGGAAACGAAAGGGCGATACACTTTGATAAGAGAATGGGATTTAAGGAAGTTGCGCGTATTAAAGACGCGCACCCTGACGGTGAGTTAATAATTTTAAGTATGCGGCGTGATGAGTGCCGCTTTTTGGAGAAGAAGGAAGATGGGAAGCAAAGCTACTCCAGCGCCGCCTGATTACAGAGGCGCGGCAGAAGAACAAGCAGCGGCATCACGCGAGAACGTGATGCTTCAGAACTATGCTAACCGACCTGTTATAAACACTCCATTTGGTAGTCAAAGCTGGGAAACTACTGCTGAGACTGATCCTTCAACTGGACTTGATGTTACGCAATGGACTCAGAATGTAAATCTTGACCCAGGTCTAGCAGCCGCTCTTGATTCCCAGATTGGGACTCAGTTAGCTAGAAGCAATCTGGCACAAGGCTTTACTGGTAGAGTTGCAGAGTCGTATGACCAGCCGTTTGATTGGCAAAACCTACCAGAAATGACTTTGCCTGGACAACCTGGGCAGCTTCAAACAGATGTTGCTGACTATGCTCCAGGGCTTGCTACTGCCTATAATTTTGGTGGCTTACAAGATATTCCAACATACGACTCAAATTACAGGAATGAAGTAGCAGATACTCTTATGGAACAGATGATGCCTGTTCAAGACTATCAGCGCGAGCAACTAGAGACACGGCTTGCCAATCAAGGCTTCCGCGTTGGCACAGAAGGCTACAAGCGTGCATTAGATGAGCTTGGGCAGCGTCAGGCAGCAGAACGGTATCAAGCCTTAAACACGGCTGGCTCAGAAGCGCAGAGATTGTACGGTATGCAAATGGGGGCTAGGACTCAAGGCGTAAATGAAGCTATGGCGCAAGGTGCATTGCAAAACAGAGCAGTAGGTCAAGCCGCTGGTCTGGACCTTGGGGCTATGCAAGCCAGAAACGCGGCTGTTGCTCAACAACAAGGTCTTAACCAGCAATACGGCGCAGCAATGAACACGGCGCGTCAGCAAGCTATTGCAGAGCAAGCACAACAGCGCGGCATGTCTTTGAACGAACTTAATGCATTGTTGTCTGGGCAACAGGTTAATATGCCTAGCTTCCCATCGTTCAACGTATCCCAACAAGCAGAAACGCCGCAGTATGTAAACGCAGCCGGTATGCAATACGATG